CTAATTTATTTATAAGCACATACAAAGACAATAAGTTTTTGCCCAAAGAGTTAGTTGATGAAATTGAAAGGATTAAAGAACGTGATCCAGATTATTGGCGAGTATATGGTGAGGGCCAAAGAGCAGTATTTAGTGAAAAGCAAATATTTAAAAATTGGAATTATATACCACACAAAGATTTTCCACAATTAGATGATGAGGTGCTAGGATGTGATTTTGGATTTTCCCAAGACAATTTAGCTATTGTAAAAGTTGGTAAACATAATAATAGCTTATATATTCATGAGCTTATTTATAAAAAGGGAATGACAAACAGAGATATTGCTGAGTTTATTAAACAACAAAAGCTAGATGATATGCTAATGTATTGTGATAGTGCTGAGCCAAAAAGTATTGAGGAGCTAAAACAAATGAGTATATGGGCAAAGCCAGCAGTCAAAGGTCAAGGCAGTATTAATGCTGGTATTTCACTATTAAAAGAATTTGACATTTATGTGAGTGAGGAATCAACAAACATACTAAAAGAACAATTAAGTTACATATATGATGAGCTTAAAGATGGCACAATTATCAATAAACCAAAAGCAAATCAAGCGGACCATTTGCTAGATTCAATTAGATATTCTGTTTATTCAAGATGGCGAAATAGAAATGATTTTTTTGTTGTATAATAAAAGAATTTAATATTTTGTATTTTTACATAAAATTTTATTTTAATGGCATCATTCTTTGACAGATTCAGAAACCTAATAACCAAAAATGCTCAACAAACAGCACAAGAATATAACAAAGCTATTTATAACTGGCTAGGAGAAAGCATAGTTTGGAATCCAGAAAACGACACAACATATATCAACGAGGGTTACAGAAAAAATGCAACTGTATATTCTTTAGTAAATATTATTGCAAAAGCAGCATCATCAATACCATTTCAAGTTTATGAAAAGGTAAATAATAATGACTATAAAAGATATAAGGCAATGAATAGCGGCACATTAGATTCTAATGTAATGCATAAAGCTGATTATTTAAAAAAGAAAGCATTAGTTGAATTATATGATACTGATTTACATAAATTATTGGAACGACCAAACCCAGCTCAATCCTATGCATCATGGATTACTGAGCTAATTGCATTTGGTAAATTAACTGGCAACAGATACATTTATGGTATTGCTCCAGAAACTGGCAATGGTGCTGGTAAATACAAAGAGTTATATGTTATGCCTAGCCAATTAATTGAAATTGTATCTGGTGGTATTATGCAACCAGTTAAAGAATATCAAATTGAATACAATGGCCAATATAAAATTCCAGCTGATCAAATTTGCCATATAAAAGATTTTAACCCATACTTTGATGGTAGTGGCTCACACTTATATGGGCAATCACCACTTAGAGCTGGTTTACGATCAATGACTACAAATAATGAAGCGGTACAAACTGGAGTTAAGTATTTACAAAACCAAACTGCTAGAGGTGTTTTAATGAGTGATGAGGGTGATTTAAATGAGATGCAAGCTCAACAATTAAAAGATAAATTTAGGAAAAACTTTCAAGGTTCTGATAATGCTGGTGATGTTATTATAACTCCAAAAAAATTATCTTGGGTTAACTTTGGATTAAATGCTAGTGATCTTAGTTTGATTGAACAATACAATGCATCAATAAAAGATTTATGTAATATCTATAATGTGCCAGTTACTCTACTTAACAACACAGAATCAAGCACATTTAATAATGTAAAAGAAGCTAAAAAAGCATTATATCAAAATTGTGTTATTCCAGAGCTTAATAAAATTGCTGATGAGCTTAATAGATGGTTAGCACCTGAATATGGTGATAACCTTTGCATTGAATTTGATTATAGTGCAATACCAGAATTACAAGAGGAAACTGAAAAGGTTGTTGATCAAATGGCTAAGGCATGGTGGCTAACTCCAAATGAAAAGAGATCTGCAATGAGTTTTGGAACTGATGAGGAAAATGAAATATTAAATGAGTATTATATACCAGCTAATTTAATTCCAGCATCTGGCAATGATATTGACATTGAAGATCCGCAACCAATAGCTTTACAAGAAACTGAGGAAAAAAAAAATCCAATAAGTAATATTGAGGTAAAAGAAAGCATTGAAACTAAAGACACTTATGGTGATTATCCTCAAAGTGCCACAAACAATGCTAAAAGAGTAAAGAATTGGATTGATGAGCATGGTCGTAATGAAGTCGATGGCATGACTAGTATTGGTTTAGCTAGAATGAATCAATTAATAGCTAGGGAAAAATTATCATTAAAAACATTAAAAAGAACATTTAGTTTTTTATCTAGGACCAAAGGCGGTGGCTATAACAAAATAAATCCAGATTATAGGGATACACCTTGGCGAGATAAGGGTTATGTTGCTTTTCTTGGATGGGGTGGTCAAAGTATGTTAACCTATGCAGAAAAAAAATTAAATCAATTAGATGAGTAATAAATGGCGAGATGCTTTTGAAAACCAAAGGCGAATTACTGAAAAACGTAATATCTCAAGATTTACAAGATATTACCAAAAAGAATACAATAAAGGAGTTGATAATCTTTTAAACTCTGGCAGTACTAATTACCAATATTTATTTACAGTAGATTTTTTTAATAACCTATACAATGAGTTGTATCAAGATACATCAATGCATTTTGCTAAATGGTATGCAAGAACTTTTGACAAACTAATTAAAAAAGGTGTATCAAGTAAAGATTATGTAACTCAATGGCAAGCATCATTCGGTTTATATGCTAAACAAGTAGCGGCCACTAATGTGGTTCTAGTAAGTGGCACAGCTAAAAAGACATTAATTAAAATAACACAAAGATTGTTTTCTGATCCAGAGTTTATGGGGTTAGGTTATGATGCAAAAGCTAGAATACTAAAAAAACAATTTAAAAGATATTCAAGGTATCAAGCTCAAAGATTAGTTAGAACTGAAACTACTAGAGCTGCAAATTATGGAGTTGAGCAAAGTGCCTTAACTGTTTTTCCTGGTGAAAACTTAATTAAAGAATGGTCCACATCATTAGATGGCAGAGAGAGAGATTGGCATGCACAAGCTAATGGCCAAAAGGTAAAAAATCAAGATTCTTTTATAGTTGGTGGTGAAGCTATTATGCGACCAGGTGAGGGATCTGCTTTGAATGTTGTTAATTGTAGATGCTCAGCTATTTATTATCCAGATCAAACTAACCAACCTAACTCATCAAGTGGGTTGTTATTTAACATAGGAGTTGGCTTAGCAATCAATGAGCTAACAAAGGATTAAAAATTAATTTAGTAATTTTACAAAAAATACATATATGGAATTTATTTATAAGGCGGCTCCACTAGGTGATATAATTGCTGATTTTGATGAAAAGAATGGCATAGTAAAAGGTTATGGCTCATACTTTGATAATAAAGACAGCGACCAAGATATTATAAGAAAAGGAGCATATCAAAAAACAATTCAAGAAAATGGCTCTAGGGTTAAATATTTATATCAACACGATATGATGCAACCTATTGGAAAAATGGATGAGCTTTATGAAGATGAGAAAGGTTTAGTATTTGTGGCCAAAGTTCCTAAAACACAACTAGGAACTGATGTAATTGAACTAATGAAAGCTGGAGTAATTACTGAAAATTCTGTTGGAATTATGCCAATAGTAAAAGAACAAAAAGGCGATTACAGAGAAATAAAAGAAGTTAAACTATATGAAATTAGTGCTGTTACTTTAGCAGCAAATGATCAAGCTAAGATATTAGATGTTAAAGGAATGTCTAATATTGATCACGTTTACAAAAGATATGATAATATTTGTAAACTACTTAGAAAGGGCAATATCTCAGATGATATGGGATATGCTTTAGAATCCGAAATAATCAAACTTAAAACATATTTCATTAATGCTACTCAGCCAGTTGTTGAAACTACTGAGCCAGTCGAAGTTAAGCAAGAGGTTGATATTTATAAATACTTGTTAAATAATTTAAAATAATCTTTACTAAAATGGAAGAAAACGTAAAAAAACAGCTTGACCAGATTGGCGATCTTATAGATGCTAAATTGGAAAAAGCTCATGGACAAGCACTAGAAAGTGCTAATGGTAAGGCAGATGAAATGCTGAAAGGCGAAATTTCAAACCTTGCTAACAAATTTAATGAGAGATTAGATCAAATGGAAGTTGCTAACAAAAAACATTTTGAAGCAAAATCTAATGAAAATCTAACTTTCAAAGGTGGCTTAATGAAGTCAATTAATGATGGTGCTATTGAAAACCTTGTAAAAGGAAATTCAAGATCTGCACAATTTACAGTAAAAGCGGACATGACTGTTGCTGCTGACTTTACTGGTGAAGTTATACCAGCTGATAGAGTTGCTGGATATAAATATGATCCAACACGACCAGTTCATGTTAGACAATTAATCCCACAAGGATCAACTAGCTCTGATGTGATTAGATTTGTAAAAGAATCTGGATATTCAAATGGTGCTGCAACAGCAGCAGAGGGAGCAACATTAGCTCAATCTGATTTTGATATGACTGCATCTGACAGCAATGTTAGAAAAATTGGTACATACTTTAGAATTTCTGAGGAAATGTTAGCAGATACACCACAGCTTACTAGCTATATTTCAGCTAGAGCACCAGAAAAATTATTAAATGTTGAGGACACTCAAATTTTATCTGGTAATGGATCTG